TCCAGACACCATAATACCGGCGACTAACCCCGTCAGATTTCCACGGTGTGAGACTGTTGGTTGTCATGAGACCATTGACTATGTTACGGATGTAAAAGCCTTTAACACCTTTAGGATTGATCGAGAGGGTCATTGGTGGGGCAGTGGCGATGGGTTTGAGTTTGTTACTAATAGCGAGTGCTTCTTTGTGGTCACCTAACTCGGTCTCGTTGATCACGAGTAATTTGGTACCCACTAAATGATCGTTGAAACTGCTGGTCAATTGATCACCTGATATGGTTCTAGTATTACGCCCCATTGCTTTGATTAATGGATATATCAGGTAATCCTTACCGGTACCTTCACCGCCGCCAAGCATTAGGATGTGGTTAATCTTATTCTCAGGAAACTGTATGGTGTAAGCCATCCAATCAAGCATGTGATCTTTATGCGCACCCCAACCAATAGCATCAAAGTGTCCGAGCCAACGACTCACATCTCCACTGACACCTGTGCTACCGGAAGGAACATAGATATTACCGTACACCACCCCGTCCTCCTCCCATGTACGGGGGCCGTTTGGTAAGTAATCAAGCTTGTCAACCTTGATCACCATGCCCATCTGTAACGCACCTTTACGTGCATCCTCATCTTGGTCAGCGAATGCATGTTGGAATGCTTCAGCAGTGTAGTAGATGGCCTTGTTCCACTCATAAAACTGGTTCATATCCCTGACGAACATAACACCCTTATAAAATTCTTTCTTATCAACGGTATCACTCTGGTACCATGATGTGCGCAACGAGGTCATGATCTCCTTCAACTCGTTCTTAGACCATCGCATAATATCGGATACTTCTTTGTGGTGCTGTAAACGATCCATAGGGTTCATGGTGTCTATCAAACGCAGTACCACCCCTGCCGCATCTTTAGCTTCTGGTGAGGTGTAGATCATAGATCGTAGTTGTGAGATTGAGCCATCAATCGACTTCACTGGTGCATCCAAGAAGTTAACAATCTGCTCCTCACGTAAAGGAGCCTGTGGAGGTGTTGGTACTATTGGTGTGACCACTGAACCCACAGGCGCGTTTGGTGCTGGCGCGATGGTCTTGAATGATCGCATCACTAACCAGTCTGCATAGGTTCTGCTGAAACCTACATGCTTAGTATCTAACCACTGCATTAGGTTCTTACCAGTCTTACCTTCACAGCTACCGTGGTGGCATTTGAACCCCATCGAACCGTCTTCATTTGTAAAGATAGCGGTACCACTGTCATCAGCATCGGTGTGGTCATGTACCCACGGACAGGTGACATCAAATCTACCGTTACCTAACACACTCTTGATAGTGATCAAATCAGTATTGATTAGGGGGTGATCTGGTATGTTACTCGCACCGTCAACCGCCGTTACGCGTCGAGTCTCATGTAGGTCAACATCAAACGGTGCAGCCAGTTGCTCCATTGTGTAACGTCGAGAAGGTTCAAACACTACCACTTGACATCGTGGTGCAACTCCATTGTTCTCAGTGACTCGCTTGGCTTTAGTGTTGACACCTTCGGGCAATCTCATATACCGAGTGACCCCTTTCTGACCAGGGTCTTTACTGTTAGGAGCGAGCCCTCGTGTGATCAAACCATCGTGTAGATTATCAACCATGTTCATATCAACACAGGGTTTATCGAGAACATATAACCACTGTTCAGAATGCAGCGATGACTTCAATACAATGGTGGGTTCAGGTAATCGCTTCACCTGATTGATGTCTAATTTTTCCTTAACATCATCAAGTGCCACGACATAGAGACCACTGAAGGTCGCCTTACGTCTACGTGATTGACCCTTCTCATCTGGCGTGAACAGACTCACCGTATAAAATTGGTTGCCCACATCTAATGGTGTGTCTTTGTAGTAACCACCCGCCCATGCGTACCCACGCTTGTCCTGTGGTATGGCATTCGGATCATAGTTAAAGCTGGTAACGTGCACGTATGGGTGGCTTTCACCGAAGATGCACTCTAAGAACTCATGATTGCTAATGTCTAAATAGTCGGGTACACTCATTGCCTTGCCTTGTTGTTAGTTGAATTAACCACGCCCTAAAAAGCGTGGTTTTTTTGTCTAGACGATTTGCCATTTGACCACATTTAGAATAGTTTTTCCATCAGCATCACAGTATCCCAGATCACCTGCCTCACGATCCGCAACGTACTTTGGACGTTTACCACGCACCTCTGTACCATCAGATAGCTGAAGTATCAAGGGCATATTTGGTGTGGGTAAATGCGCTGCTGAGTTCCAGTGTTTCTGTGCATCTAGGTATGTTTTGATCTTGGCTATGATCGGTGCTAACTCTGATGTGTAATAACCATCCATTACGTAAGAGATATCGTTCTCCACATCATCTAAGAATTGTTGTTGGTTCATTTATCACCTTCCAAGTTTTTATCAATTATTCTCATAACACCACCCACCAAATCTTGAACCTTATACCTAAACATATTATCGACCCTGTATTTCCTGTTAATATTCTCTTGAGTATCATCAGGGGAAGGGAAAGGTCTGTCTAGTCGATACTGATACTGAATAAATGCATCAGTTAGATCATCTGCCAGTTTGTTTCTGTTCATGGTAGCTCCGGTAGTGGCATCCAATGTGTTACAGGGTCACTACTTAATAACCAATTTTTTGTTATGTGTTTAGAGTCCCAATAAATATCACCATCACGCCGCATGAAAAACCAAACTCTAATGTCATCGGTATCTTTCAGTATTAAATACGCGCCATCTTCATCTGGTAGTCTGTCATCAACACTGATCCACTGGGGTAGGTTGTTAGCAATCTCCATCAACTCCTGACAGGTTTGCATGTCATGGTATTCTGGTGGTGAAAGATCGGTAGGGTTTATCTGTGAAGCAAGAAGCGCATTGTGCATCTCTATGTAAGTAGCCAGTTCTTTAGCCGCTTGTAGTAGGATTAACTTAGTATTCATTATGAACAATCACCTCTAGTTAGTGGTTGACAATCATACACGCCATCCTTGAGTGTCACTTTCACACAAATATCCTCACCAACTGCTGCAAGGTCAACGTGCACCTGAATGCTGTGAGATAGTACCTCAAAGCACTCAGCCATTCCGTCCTTGGTGATATCAGAGACTTCACCGCTCGCTAGATGTCTAGTGTTAAAAGAGGCAAAATACGATTCATAGATTACATCGTGGTGGGCACCTGATGTGCATAGTAAAAGGTCACGTTCATAGATATCAACACCCTTTCGATCCTGTAATCCTATGAACTGGTCAGAAGGAACGTCGTCTATTGGTGAGGAGAATGAACAACCGTTGACATCATAACCCCAGTACCGGTATCGCAAACCCGTCCACTGTCTGAATTTAATAACTTTCATACCTTATCACCATTCCAAGTATCTGGATCAAGAGTTTCTGCTTCACCCCACGTACAGGGACCACACATGCCCAAGTACTCAGTCTGTCCATCTTCAACAATGGTGACAGTCGGTGACTGATCGCACACATCACATTTTGCATCGTAATCTGGTTCGAATCTCATACCTTCACCTTCTTATCTTCAAATATCTGGTGAACATCGTCTACAACATCCCTAGATCTCAATCTGATAGATTGATGCTTACCCTTAACACCTCGTTGTTTCAAACGTTTTTGTGCTGATTGCAGTACTAGAATCAAATCATCTAACCAGAAATTGTCAAACGACATACTCTGGTTCCAAGTACCATCATCCTCCGTGAAAATCTGTACCATTGCCTCATCGTCACTGTTACTTCGATGAACTAGGTTAACACCATGACATTGACCTTTAGATGTAAACTGTGGTTTATTCATACCTTCACCTTCTTATCTTTCTTGGTTCTACACACCTTCTCACCAGCGAAGTACAGGGTGATCTCACCGTCCACGCCCTCCTCAATGGTCAGGTTATCTTTCATTATCTGCTTCAGTATTTCTTTTTCACGTTGGTTCATCGTCTCTTACCCTCACTGTATGCTACCAATCCCACTACGATACATGAGCCGATAACTGCCCATGCTACTGCAAATATAAGTTCCCAATCATTTACGCATGTCATTCGCCACCTCGTATTTCATCAGGAGTGAACCGAGTGCAATCACCACATCGACTATCCGGTGCGAGCCATTCTGTCTCCTTATCACACTGGTAGCAGTACTTCTTAGATTCTTTCACTAATCGTTCTTGGTAAGACTCTTCTTCATAGAAGCCTTCTATCCAACAGCTTCTAGCGTGGGTTTTACTTATATGAATATAAGGGCAATCCGCTTCGGGGTCGCTACTAGGACAGAACGCATTCCTGCCTTCTCTTCTATATCTACTAGAACTCATTATCTGCTTCTCCTCGTTGTTAGGACAGCCACACTATCACAGTTAATTAAATAACACAACGGTGTAATTAAGTGTTGACATCGAATACAAGCATCGATACTATGGCTCCACTTAAACGAAACCGAGGACAGCATTATGGATGGTCAACTCCATCTAAGATTACCGGAGCAGTTGTTAACTGACTTCAAAGCCAAGTGTGAATTGATGAAGAAGCCTCATGTGGATTTTATCCGCGAGATGATGGAAGCAGTAGTCGAAGATCGCTTATCAATTAAACCCAACGAACACCAGAAAGGATTGTACAAACATGATTGAAGATAACCTACAACGAATCGCTGATGCACTTGAAGCTATATCAGCCAAGATGAATGTGCCATCAAATCCAGCACCGAAAGTGAAAGCAAAAAAGCAGCCTGTCCCACCTGCGGCAAAGACCACCGCTTCTGTGGTACCGACACCGGAGAGTGCCGTAGTTGTTACACCCACACCGCCAGTAGCGACACCCACACCTCCTGCTCCAACAGCAGTGGTCATGACTCCTGAAGAACTTAACGCAGCTTTAGGTGTTGAGTTTGGGAGGTTAGGTGGTCGTGAGCCGATTGATAAAGTGATGGCGGAGATGGGTGTTGCATCTATCACGGACCTACAACCTGAGCAGTATTCTGTGTTGATGGAAAAGGTACGAGCGGTAGTAATATGAGCCATGCAAGGCTAGGACCAAGTAATCACAGGTGGCCTCATTGTCCAGGATCGATACGTGAGTCAGCTCGCTATGAAGATGTGGCGGGTGACGCAGCAATCGACGGTACAGGATCTCATGAGCTGTTAGAGATATGTATCAATGCCCACGCACCAGCGCAGTCTTACATCGGTGAGACTATCGGTGAAGGTAATGCAGACAAACCTGAAGGTTGGGTTGTTGAGCAGGATCGAATTGATCGTGTGCAGATGTGCCTTGACTATATTGCTCGACGCGTAGCTGAGCTGACTGTCCAGTTTCCCGATGCACATGTCAAAGTTCATGCAGAGCAAAAGACTAATGTGGGTGGTCTGTATGGTCGAACTGACTGGTGGGGCACTGTTGATATCACCATCTCAGTATTCAACTCGAATACAGCAGGACTATTGTTCCTTGAGATATGTGATTACAAAGATGGTCGCGGTTGGGTATCTGAGAAAGGTAACTCACAGCTTCAATCTTATGCGGCAGGTCAGATGCGTCCGTACATTGGTAGTGGTCCTGAGTTAGTTAGACCCTTCCGAACCGAGAATATTGGGGGTGTACGGATGTCAATTGTACAACCGAAGACCTCTCGACCAATCCGGTATGAGGATAAAACTGCAGAAGAAGTCATGGTCGCAGTAGATGCTATGGCAATTGCAGCGTTCGCAACCGATAAACCTGATGCACCACTATTTGCAGGCGATCATTGCCAGTGGTGCCCAGCTAACCCAAAACGTGGAGGACACTGTACTGCGGCAGCAGAGCAGAGTCTCGCAGTGGTGAAAAGTATGAGTACAGATGTAGCAATTGAAGGAAGTTTATTTGAGAACATTGGCACTATGGTTGCTGATGTGAAAGGTTTAACAAGTGATCAACTTGGTCAAATGGCCGATGCCAAGTCAGCATTAATGGCTGCGTTTGATCGGGTAGATGAAGAGATCCAATCTCGGCTTGAGTCAGGTACACCGGTGTCAGGGTACGACATGTTACCTGGGCGCAGCAGTTTTGTGTGGAACAGTAGCGTGAAAGAAATTGAGAAGGCACTGAAAGGTCGTCGCCTCAAACTTGAAACTATCTACCCACCGAAACTGATTACGGTTTCACAAATGAAAAAGCTCAGTGCCGATATGCTGACACCGAGCCAGAAAAAACGTATCGAGAAAGACTTCGTAACTGAGAAGATAGGTAAGCTGTCTCTACAGAAAGTCGCTCGTAAAGAAAAAGCCACATCAGAAGAGTTGTTCGCTGATGTACCATCCATTACCCCACCATCATTCTTTTAAGGAAAACACTATGTCTTCACACCTAATCAACGGTATTATTTCATTCCCTGACATCTTCGTAGCTAAGAAGGCTACTCCGACAGCAGACCCACGTTTCTCGTGTATGGTATTGCTTCCACCAAATGATCCACAGATACCTGCGTTACAAGCAGCGTTCGAATCAGCTAAAGTTGACACGTTCCCTAACGGTTACACCGGTACCGATGAGTGCTTCGGACCATATGATGTCAAGTTCGCTGGTAAGTCTTACTACGACCCTAAGTTCACCGGTTGGTATGTGTTCTCCTGTAATGCTAAAGAGTCAGACAAGCCTTCAGTGGTTGATATGACACACCAAGCAATCATCGACCCTGCCGCAGTTCGATCAGGTATGCAGGTGTACGTGAATGCTGGTATGACTGGATATGTCGCTGGTCGCGGTGGCATCGGTGGTTGGTTAAATGGTGTCATGAGCACAGGCGAAATGGGTAGCATGGGTGACCTAACCGGTAAACCAACTGTTGAACAGATGTTCAGTGGTGTTGGTGCGCCAGTGGCCGCTGCTCCTGCTCCTGCTCCTGCTCCTGCTCCTGCTCCTGCTCCTGCTCCTGCTCCTGCTCCTGCTCCTGCTCCTGCTCCTGCTCCTGCTCCTGCTCCTGCTCCTGCTCCTGCTCCTGCTGGTCCAGTGATGTTACCCGCAGCAGGTGGTGCAACCTACGAAGCGATGCTCGCTGCTGGTTGGACTGATGAGACTATGGTAGCGAATGGCATGATGCAACCTAAGTTCTAATAACACTGTGCCTCGGTAACGGGGCACAAGATGCTTAACTGTCGAACTAACACAAATTTAAATAATGTCGGAAAGGAGCAAGTTAATTATGACCACATTAGGTGAGTTATTTATCAAATACGAACGCGCACAAAATCCAGTTACTAAAAGTGTGTTTCGTCAAATTATCGCTGATCGTTTAGACCGATTGGAAAAACAAGACGCTTAAATGTCGAACTAACAACGGGAACAGTAACAATGATTAAACATGATGAAATGGTAAAAGCGTTAGCGAAGGATGGAGGTGAGATACAGCAAGAGTTGAAACCTTCTGATTGTCATAACCTACATATGTGCATGGGTCTCGCTGGTGAGATGGGGGAGGCAATTGATGCAGTGAAGAAGTCCATATTCTACCGTAAGCCTTTAGACCGCGCTCACATGATCGAAGAGTTAGGTGATGTTGAGTTCTACCTGGAAGGGTTGCGTCAGGGTCTGGGTATCACCAGGGAAGAAACTATCCAAGGCAATATCGATAAGCTTGGTAAGCGTTACGCAGGGTTCAACTACTCAGATGATGCAGCTAAGTTGAGGGCAGATAAATCATGATCTACAACGGGTTTAGAATAATAGAATCAGGTAGATACCCGAAGCAGAAGTTAGGAGCACATGTAATCTGTACTGACGAGTTTAGGGAGAGTACAGATATCTGGCTCGCTGGTTTCTTCGGGTACACTGAACTACTGGCAGATTGTCAAGTGATTCAGGATAAAATTAACAATACATTCACTATGAATGCTGCAACAAAGCTGCAGCTCACTAGGTCGATGGAAAAGCATACATCCTTCACTGATTATGTGTCGCAGTTCAGGGGTAGGTTATGATCCCTGACTTCCTATTCTGTGTCACAAAAGGTGACATCATCTATGATATTGAAACCTACCCTAACTGTTTCACCATTGGGTTGAAACATGTGGTCACAGGTAGGACTTGGTACTTTGAGATTAGTGATCGTCGCAATGATGCTAATCTCTTCATTCACTTCCTTAATGTACTCCGAGAACAGGAGTGTCGTATGGTAGGTTTCAATAACATAGGTTTCGATTACCCAGTCATCCACGCTATCTATATGTCAGGTGGTTATGTCAAGGTTGATGAGATCTATAACAAAGCTATGTCAATTATCAATGCCCCACACCACGCACGATTCTCTCATGTAGTGTATGAGTCTGATTGGATCGTGCCGCAGATTGATCTGTTCAAGATTCACCACTTCGATAACATGGCACGATCCACCAGTCTCAAGGTGCTTGAGTTCAATATGATCATGGATAGTATTGAAGACTTACCATTTGATGTAGGCACCTATCTCACAAACACTCAGATGGATATCCTTGGTGCTTACATGTGGCACGATATCAAAGCGACCTTAGACTTCTACCATGAGACTAAGGATCAGATTGCATTCCGTGAGCAACTAACTCTTCAGTATGATAAGAACTTCCTGAATCATAATGACACTAAGATCGGTAAAGATTATTTCATCATGAAGCTTGAAGAAGCTGAGCGTGGTTGCTGCTATCGTAAGGTAGATGGTAGACGTAAGATCATGCAGACACCGAGGGAAAGTATTGCTTTGGGTGATGTCATCCTACCTTACATTCAATTCACTGATCCAGAGTTTCAACGAATCCTTACTTGGTTCCAAAAACGTGTGATCACAGAAACAAAAGGATCAATCAAAGATGTTAATTGTACTATTGATAACTTTAGGTATGACTTTGGTACTGGGGGGATTCATGGATCTGTTGATTCCCAGGTTGTCACCTCGGATGATAATTATATTATTGAGGATTGGGATGTGGCTTCTTATTATCCCAACCTCGCTATTGTTAACAGGCTTCATCCTGAACACTTAGGGGATAACTTCTGCGACATCTACCAGGAGATGTACCAGCAACGTAAGGGTTACGCGAAAGGTACTGCTGAGAACGCGATGCTGAAGCTGGCACTCAATGGTACGTATGGTGATAGTAACAATGAGTATTCACCCTTCTATGATCCTAAGTTCACTATGGCGATCACCATCAATGGTCAGTTGTCATTATGCATGTTAGCTGAAGCATTACTTCAACATGACGACATGCAGATGATACAGATCAACACTGATGGTTTGACTATTAAGTACCCAAGAGTCATGAAGGACTGGGTGCATAGTGTCTGTACATGGTGGGAGAAACTGACCAAGTTGGAGCTTGAGGTTGCTGAGTACTCTCGTTTCATGGTGAGGGATGTGAATAATTACATAGCTGAGTACACCGATGGTAGTCTGAAACGTAAGGGTGCTTATGAATATAAGTTAGCTTGGCACCAGAACCACAGTCAGATTGTGGTAGCTAAGGCTGCTGAAGCTGCATTGGTACATGGTACCGACATCCGTGAGTTCATAATGAACCATGATAATGAGATGGACTTTATGCTTCGTACCAAAGTACCACGCAGCATGGCGCTAGAGTGGGGATTCACCAAGGTACAAAACATAGTGCGATATTATGTCAGTCTCGATGGTGACATTCTTGAGAAGGTCATGCCACCGAAGGGACCAGATGGTGCATACAAACGTGCCAATAAACTGACAGATGAATACTTCGATCAAATCAAAGAGGAAGTTGGTGACGCATGGGACGAACGCATTCACACCAAGAACAAATCGAAGTATGAGATCCGACGTACCAGTTACCATAATGGTTACACCGTGATGCTGTGTAACAATATGGCTGAGCACAGTGTGACTGATATCAACTACGAATATTACATCAACGAAACTAAGAAACTAGTGGAGCCTTTATTATGAGTGAACAAGATAAAGTAAATGCAGACATGTTGCTGTATGGCACAGGTACCTCGTTAAATGGGAAGCACATACCGAGGAGCACCGTACACGTAGAAACTAAATTCAATAAGGATAGGATCGAGCAACAGATCATATTTGAAGACTGTCACTCGCCTATTGATATGATCGATAATGTAGCAGTGCAGGTCATGAACCTACAGGAGCAAGGTGTACGGGTAGCCTTGATCAAGCTGGGTTGGACGCCGCCTGAAACGAAAAATAAGGTAATGGATATACTGAAGTCACTTGAGATCCAGAACGATGGTGTGAGTGATATGAGAATTCGACATGCAATCAGTCAATGTGTTGTTGATATTCGTGAGGAGCTACAGCATGGGAATCCGTGAGAACAAAGTAGAAACGTATCTTGATCGATGCGTCAAGTCGATAGGTGGGTTGACTCGTAAATGGGTGAGCACCATCGCTGGCGTACCAGACAGGATTGTAATCATCAGTGGATGTACGTGGTACTGTGAAATTAAAACAGTGGACGGTAAGTTATCCGAGGCACAGAAGCGTGAGCACATCAGGCTTCGTGATGTGGGTGCCAAGGTGTTCACGCTGTACGGTAAAGAAGGTGTTGATGAATTTATGGAGCAGTTTAAATGTTAACTAGAGACATGATGCACCTTTATCAAGGTGAAGCAGTTAACCATGCCAATGCAAATTACCAGTCTATGTTGTGGCTCGGCATGGGTCTTGGTAAGACGATCATCACACTCAGCAGTATCGTTGATCGTATGAACGCGGGTCAGGTGAAGAAGGTGCTTATCTTTGGGCCAGTCAGGGTGATCAACTCTGTATGGGCACAAGAGGCTCAGAAGTGGGAGCACACCAAGCACCTACGATTCAGCACCATTCATGGCACACCCATGCGTAGAAGTCGTGCCATGTTCGCTGATGCAGATGTCCACATGGTGAACTATGAAAATGCCAACTGGTTCTGTGAGCAACTGTTACATTACTACATCGACCAGGGTAAGCCCTTGCCTTATGACATGGTTGTTTATGATGAGATCAGTAAGTTCAAGAACTCCACCAGTAAAAGAATGGCAGGGGGTTATACAGATCGCACCGGAACCGATGGCAAAGAAATCAGAATCAAGTTGCATGGTTGGAGGAAGATGATACCTCACTTCAAGTACCGCATGGGTCTGACTGGCACACCAGCAGCTAATGGGTACCTAGATCTGTTCGGTCAGTTCCTGGCTATCGACGGTGGTGATCGTCTAGGTGAATTTGTGACTCACTTCAAAGACAGCTACTTCAAGTCAGATTATATGGGGTGGGGGTGTGAAGTCACCACCATCGGTAAACAGTTCATTGAGCAGAAGATCAGCGACATAACGCTCAAGATGGATGCCAAGGACTACTTGGATCTACCGGCAGTCAAGGTCACCAACATGATGGTTGATCTACCAGCGAAAGCACGTAAAGCATATAATGAGATGGAAGCTCAGATGTTCGCAGCACTGGACAACGGTGATGATCTCGAAGTGTTCAGCAAAGCAGCAGTCTCTAATAAGTGCTGTCAGATTGCTAATGGTGCTGCGTACCTGTCAGCCGAATCCGATGAATGGACCAAGGTACATGATGCCAAGCTTGACGCATTAGAGGAAGTACTTGAGGAGGCGGGTGGTTCGCCAGTGTTGTGCAGCTACAGCTTCAAAGCAGATGCCCAGCGTATCATGACCAAGTTTAAAAAGTATAAGCCCGTCAACCTGACAGCAGAGAAGGCAAGCGCAACTGCGGGTATTCTCAAACGTTGGCGCGAGGGTAAGATAAAGTTGCTTGTGGGTCACCCAGCCTGCTTACATCCAAGGACTCAAGTGTTGACTCAACATAGAGGATGGGTTAACTTGATTGACGTAAAGAGCACTGACCTAGTACATGACGGTGTGGAGTTCGTATCGCACTCAGGTTGCTCTTATTCAGGTTACAAAGAAGTTGTTAACCGTTTCGGTATAACGATGACACCTGATCATAGATTACTGATTCAAGGTAGATGGGAGCAGGCGCAGAATGTTAGAGATTGTGGAGATACTAAAAGAAAAGCACTATACCAATACGAAGGCAATGACAAATACCTTAGCGAAATGTTTACACTGCGGAACTGTGTCAAAGATACTTCATCAGAATGTGATGAAACACAATCGGTTGGAGAGGAAACACTGCCGGCATTGCACGGTGGAGCGATACCATTACAAAACGCACACGCGGATCTGGTGCATTTGGCAAGGATTGAAGAATCGCTCGAAGGATCTAGGCAACAAGGACTACGCGGGTCGTGGGATAGGAATGTGCAAAGAGTGGGGAGACTTCAAAGTATTCTACGAGGATATGCACGAAACCTATCAGGACAATTTAACCATCGAGAGAGTGGATGTGAACAAAGGATATTCAAAGGCGAACTGTACGTGGGTGACGATGTTCAAGCAGCAATCCAACAAACGCAACAACCGATTCGAAACCTATCAGGGGGAGATAATGCACCTCGCGGAACTGTGTCGGAGGTCAGGATGCAGCAAGATGATGTTACTGATGAGACTGAACAGAGGAATGAACGGGGATCAAGCAGTAGATTCTGCGAGGAATTCAACTTACGGAAAGAAAAAGTATACGACCTAGTTGACTGCGGTCCTCGTCACCGGTTCTTAGTACGTAACGATGAAGGTGAAGTGTTCATTTCACATAACTCTATGGGACATGGTATAGATGGCCTGCAAGATACGGGTCACATCATGGTGTGGTTCGGAATGAACTGGTCACTGGAATTATATGAGCAGATGAACGCTCGAATTGATCGACAAGGGCAGACTCACCCTGTGTCTATTATCAGAATTTTGGCAAACGACACGGTGGATCTAGCAGTAGCAGATGCAATCGAGAGGAAGACAGATAATCAAACTGGTTTGAAAGATGCACTGCAACGTTACCGGAAAGGTATCACCACGAATGCACTCGAGGTTAACTTCTTTTAGCTGCCAAACTTATCAACGACCCATAGCACACCAACACCGATGAAAGCTAAACCTGATGCCCATTTAACAAACTTACCAAGGACGCGACCCACTTTAATAGCACCAGTGGTAGCGTTCCATGCTTCGATCATATCCTTAGTGGCACATACCTGTGCTGACATAGTTACAGCAAGCTCATGGTTGACCCTGGTGTTCTCTTCTTGAACTTGTATAAAGTGGTCCCACCGTTTGTGCTCGTCGGATACATGTTCATTAAACTCCACGATGTGTAATGTCAGGTCAGATTTCTGTTTGGCAAGTTGACCTTGTAGTAGTGCTATCGCTTCTGTATTTGGCATGGTAAGACCTTTATAGGTTGGCGATCACATCGTCAAGACTTGATATAGCTTCTTCGGCTTTCGTTTTCCACAATGCTACTTCTGCATCAGTGAAGTCGCGCCCTTCTTCCAATGCAGTATTGAATAGGTCCATCAGTTCGTCATGCTGCTTCATTCGGGACTGAACACTGTCACTCACCAAACGTATTACTGATAATGCTAGATCAAGTTGTGCAACGTTCATAGGGTACTCCTTATTAATTCAATGATGTCGGATGCAGGCTGGTTGATGTCTATCAACCTCGCTGCTGTCTTCAACTTATCGGATAGGTCAATGCATGTATCTTTTGTGATCAACCGCTCTGAGCAGGCATCACGTACATCTACGGTGATCTGTGCGAGTTCAGCATAGCTGGCAAGTTGAATCTGCTTGACTGTCTTTGGTACAACGGGGGTAGTGCACCCTGTGATGAAGAACACCATGAGAAACACATTGATGAATCTAAACATACAACTTCTCCTTCGCGTTGAGTCTACCGTATACAACTAATGCTGCACCGAGAATCTGAATGATACCATCTGCGACCTGTGAAATCATCACAGAATCATTTTCGGTAAATGTGAAACCGAATAGTGTGGCAATGGTAGGTGCCATTGTAACTAAAGCACCAATGATAGTTTTACTTTTCAGAAAGAATTTATTCATTTAGCTACCCATCCTGTGTTACCTGCACCTGACTCTTTTACATACAATGTGGTACCTGCACCACCATCAGTTCTAGTGAACATCGAACCCACTGCGGCAGTCACGACACCTTCCGGTGTACCTGCGCCATTGGTGATAATAGTTGAACCATCCCCATGCCTTATCTCTTTCCCGTAAACCGCTCTATTTCTTTTAGCAGATGTTCCGATGTCATATGTGTCATCAACAAAAGGAGTGAAGTGGTTAGATGAGTTAATAGAGAACCTAGTTGCACCGTTAGAGATCATGTCTAGCGAATTACTTGTGCCTCTATATCTAAAACCAGCTTCAGTATTGTCAACCTCATTACCAAACCACAAGTAACCATATGACGCTTCTGGTGTTAGTATAGAAACACCGTTAGCTGTATCACTATCTGTTACATAACCAGAAGCCGTACTTATTGCTGTAGCACCACTTCCTGCTCCTACTCGGTAGTATCGTTTTGATTCGCTATCTATTACACCATTATTTTCTATTAACAGTGGTGCGGCATTCCCATAATCTGTTGTGTATGATCCGAATATTGTACCTCCGTTCGCTCGAAGTCCATAAGATACACTTCCAGCTATTACCGATCCTGTTAGGTTAAAGAATCCATTATCTTGACACCTTACACCTGAATCACCATTCTCATACATAAAGCTTGATGCACTTGTTATGATAGATGTTCCTGCGCAAGTCTGCCCCCGCTGCAAGTTGCCTGAACAGTTAGCTTGCGATGTACCTGCGTTTGAGTTTGTGCTACAAGCGTGACCCGCTAAACCGTTGCCTGTCCCTATAATTCTAGTACCTACTAAAGATGAACCGTCTAGCTCGTAATAACCGTGACGGCCTGCATTAGAAGAATATGAATCGAAAGCAACCGTAACACCACCAGCTAGAGTATATATCTGATGGCCTTCAAAGCCATTACATCCAAAAGGCTGAGCTGTTGAGCTGGCAAGCTCTATAGTGCTGTCGTAGTTTCTAATAGCGTGAGCCTCTGACCCACCAGTATTATTACCAGCCAACACCATTGATTGCCATAAACCACCATGACCTTCACTAAACATATCTATACCAACTGCGCCATGAACTCTTAATATTGTAAGTGCTGGGGCAATTGAACAGCTTGTCAATGTAAACGTAGGTAGCGTTGACTTAAACGCTGTGTTTTTTAATTGTGCTGTTGTAGCTGTTAATGCTGTTACTTCCCATACACCTTCTAAAACTTTGTTCCCATCTGTCGTAGGCGCTGTACTCTTTACGAAAGCAAAACCACCTACTGTAAAGTTAGAAGTGGAGCTAATACCTGTGATTGTTACTCTGTGATTTTGAGCAGCTACTGAATCAGTAGTTACACCCGTTGCAGCCAAGAAAGAAGTAGCTGCCCCTCTAACTGTAACGTTTTTACCGTATGGGCTGCCAGGGTGTATAGTTGTAGTTCTTGTGTGATCTACTGTAGGCAATTGTAAAATTATAGGCTGCTCTGCTCTAATAAACTTGAGATGATCTAGTATTGTATCGATCTGAGCTTCTATTAGTTCGAATATGAACGTACCGGATGCAGGTATAACAACGGTCTGTCCGTAGACACAAGCATCGTACAACGCAGTCCCACTGTTTGTGACCCCATCACCCACTGCGCCAAAACGTTCAACGGTTAAACCTTCAACTTGATCTGGTGCTAATTCTGTACCCATTATCTTTCTCCGAAGTATGTTTCAGGGTTGATGTACTTACCATCCTGCATAATATCTACGTGTATGTGAGGAGTGATACCTTCGTATCGCGTAGCTATATCTTGCACTACACCGATGGGTTGATCAACGGATACTTCGTCACCAACCTTAACTGTAGGATTAACGTAGCAGTATCTAATGGTGAACCCTAATGGTGTTACCACGCGCACATACCGATAACTGAGGTCATCGTTGTACATGTAACCTAACTTAGTCACCGTACCTACTGTGGTGCTCAGTACAGTAGAGTCAGGTAATGCAGCATAGTCGATACCGTGATGCTTACCATAACCCCTAGCTGCTTGCCAAGCACCAGATCCATGACGGTCAACGGTGCGTGGTGGTGTGATTAGTTTAATCATGAGACTACCACTCGATCAGTAGACCTGCGCCAGTTAGTACCATCGGAGAATGCTAAAGCGTACCCACCCGCCTCATCGCTCACTGTAATCAATGCGTCTTTGTTCGCACTAGCAGTAGGTAATGACGCTACGATATATGTAGGGATGATCGATGTAGAAGGAGAAACACCTGTGTTAGATTTAAAAACAAAATCATCAGATGAGAGTACAGCGGTGATAATGGTGACTGTGGTAGTACTTGTCTCAGTGTAATGTTTACCTAGAATAAGCACTTGACCATTGCGCTCCACCTCTAGGTCGTTGGCACCTATACGGTAATCCATCGTGGTGAGTGTAAATACTTTAGCAGCGGCAACAGAACCCAGTAGATTTTGTCTCTGTGGTGCAGCAACTGCACCTGTCTGGAATGATACCTCGGTGACAGCAGCAGTATAATTTCCTGTGAATGGTTTTAGCTGGTACAACTCCATTGTCTCAGATGAGGGAACTAACATACCTGCGATAACATCGTTCGCTTTGTTCCAGTCCTTCGCGTAACTCCACGCTGTGGCGCTGACGTTATAGATACCGTTCTCAGCCAGATCCACCTGACCATTCACCAGCACCCTATCACCTGCCACAACTGCGACTGAGTTGATCGTCTGCTCACCCGATAGTGTGATAGGTGTGTTCGCCACCACCTTGACCGGAGCTTTACACCCTTCTTCTGGTGCCGTACCTAATCTTGATTGTATTGAACTTGCCATAATTTAATTCCTAGTTTTACCTTTAACGATTGCCTGAGCAACAGAGAGTGCTGGGTTATCTTGGTTCTCATTACCTTCATTATCAGATGATATAAATTCAAGAGGTCGTGTTAGCTGACCTGACCCTGATATCGGGATGACGGTGTTAAGGATCTTGAGTACATCTATTGCAGTATCTAATCCTGACTGATCTTCCTTCGTTGCTAATGATACTACGGCACCACCAGTGGACATTGCGTCTGCAATCAAGCCAGTCTGCCTCCATCCGAACATCGAAGATACGAAGTCACCGACGATGGGTACCATACCTGCCAGATGCTCTATGTACTTCTTACCGATCCACAGTTCAATCTCTTCATCTTCTTTTGGTAAGTCCATTGTCAAAGCTGCGTTCATCACACTCACCAATATCGGTAGGTAAACCATAGCACTGAATATCTGTCGCTTATGTTCAAAACTACCGTACCCTTGTGTCGCTTTGTATGTTCGCTGGTAGTAGTTGTTGAACCACGAACCAAACTGAGTGATCGCTTTTACTGACTGTACATTGGTAGACTGAAACATCGTACCAAGGTGCAAATCTGCCCCTGAACCTACTGACTCACTGACCGCCGTATCAGCCTGACTGATAGCCACCTTCTCGTTACCATGCTTTAGCATACCATCATTGTACTTAGCTAACCAAGTAGGGTTTGCAATGACACTGTCCACCGCCGTCTGCATGGTGAACCCATGGTCAGAGAAAACCTTAAATGCATTCTCAACCTTACCACCGATAGCTATCTGACGAAGGAACTCATTGGCCTCTCGGTTAACCAGTTGTGCCCTGTTCGCCATAAATTTGGATTTACTCTTTATAAACTCTCGGTTATGTTTACCTTCAGTACCCACCAAACTTGCAGCAGCTTTCGCAAAGTTCTGAGCACCCACCTCACTAATGGCTATGGGTATCGATGTGGACTGCTGAACTGTGTTTCGTATACTGTAATGTAGAACACTGTATGTTCTCGCACGACGAATGTGTTTCAGGAAGGCAGCGATGTCCTTATTGCCTTCACGATCTGGTCGAGCTGATACGATGTTCTGTAGGTTCTTAACATAAGATTCGTAGAACACATCACCGTGCTTCTTGGTAACTGCAGCTTTATATGCTTTGTCATTTACAATCGCGGCAATCTTCACACTCGGTTTGTAGAAAGATTCATAGTGAAGGTTCTCATCAATGGCACGAGTGATATTGTCTTTGGATAGTAGAACCTTTCGACCCCCACTACCAACACGCTCTTTCGCAGCCGTTGCCTCACCCGCTTGAATCTGGTTGAACATACCTGCTACATCCTCACCAACCACGTTTAAACCTTCAGCACTTCCTTCGTAGAATATTGTCTGATGTCCACCTGTCATCTCAATACCATTCACCACGAAAGGTGTGGGTGCTAGTTTCTTCGGTGCTACACCACGATGTTCGATTGCTGTGTTCGCAATACCTGACCACATGTTCTCATTGAGCTTCCACATTGAGTTGACAAGTTTCAGTTCAGCATCCGACATTGTGGACATGATGTTCATTACGTCAGTGTTGTTTACTCCATGACCTTCCATCACTGCTTTACGACTAGAATCAGTACCCCAGTAAAGCGCAATCATGAATCGATCTTCTGTGCTGAACTTGAACACATCACCATTGGTCTGTGTGATCTCTCCGCCACTAAACCAATGGTTGTTGATGGCGACATTATTTACGTCTGTCAATTCTGCTTGGTAGATCTCGAACAACTTACGTTTGTTATCTAGCTCAGTGTTATGTGCATCCTCTACTGTGAGGTACACTTCTTCATAACTTGCGCCTTGGTCATCTTCTCTGAAGCCATCAATCTTACGAATCTTATTGCGCAGATTAGCGAACCCAGCAAAGAATCCTTTAACTCGGTCCACTGCCTTGTCGCCAGCATAACCACGCTTCCTCGCACGATTAGCTTTCGGGTTAGCTTCTGCACCAGCGGTTGCATTGGTGATCGCTGCTCTGTTGTTGTCAGGGTCTGTGATTGCTTTGCCACCCGCGAAGCGCAGGTTCTTCAGGTTCCGATACACACCTTCGAGTTGGTCAGCAGTCATGTCTTCATAGTAAGTGAATTCAAACTCACTCATTTTACCACGATTAATTAGATCAGATACTTCCACCAACTGTGGGTCTTCCTGTGCAACCCTGTCATTCAGGATCTCTTTCTGACCATTATAAAAGTCAGTCACATCACGAAGTTCTTTCTCAGTTCTCTCTGCTGCATCCTTACCTTTACGTTTAGGACGGTATAGGTTAGCAATAGTCTTCATTGCATTGGTGAAATGTCCGTCCACAACCTTGGTGTTGTAGTCATGCTTACGTACATAATCAATGTGCTTCGACCACTTACCAATCTCAGCTTTGACCCGAGTAGCTTCGTTGAACAGGTATTGGTTAGCGAGCTGCTGTGTCTTGGCTGCTATCTTCTCTTTCGGATCGGTAGCTCGCTCAGCTTTCAATGCTGCTTTACGCTCAAGCCTTCTGTACTTGTCTGGTTGAATATCAGGATGCTTCATTGAGCCGATGAGCTTCTTAGCACCCAGCTTCAACAGGCTCCTGTTGATGTCACCCTTACGCTTGTTCAATGCTTTGATCTCTGCCAACACAATGTCGGCATTAGCGCTGGTGTGCAGTGCCTCATGTATCTCAGTCTCGATGGACCCATCGTTCAGGATGTCACCATGACGACCCACCATGATCTGCTCAGCAGCGCGGTCAGCAGCCTTGCCAAGAGACTCAGTGTTAGCAATGTCAGTAAGCATCTCAAGATCACTATCATACCCATACACTTCTGAGTATTGGTAGGGTGGTATGCCATCTTTCTTGGCTCGACCAATGAGTTTACCCATGATCTTCTTGTCACCACCGGCAATCGCTTTCACCATCGCATGATTCATAGGTTCGACTAAGGTGTTACTTAGGATCTGATAGACAGGCAGCTTAGACAGGCGCTCTTTCTCTTGCTCGATCAGGGGCGCTTTTTCTTTCTTCCACTCTCTGGTTTTTCGGGTTCGGAGTTGCTTGACGATTTTATCCACAACCGTCGTTGTTGCACGACTCTTCCGTTTCTCGACTGCTTGCTGATACTTCGCCCATTCCGCATCTGTCATCCCCGATTGTTCTATGGATCTGAAAAGCTCTTGGTACTCTGGATGTGCAGCAACTTCGTTGATCTCAGCTTCAGTCGCCAATAGTCTATCAAACACCTGACGCATATCCGCATCAAGTTTTTGGTTGGGGAGGTTTACAAGATTTTGGTACAGGTTCGTTAACCAGGATCGGAATACACCAAACGCATCTGCCAGTTTCAAGGATGGTGCTTTACCTTCGCGTAGGTAGACCTCGAATGATTCAGCTAATGTTTCATGTTGATCGACGGTAAGTTCTTCAAATGACTTCGCACCAACAGAATCCAACATCGCCTGCTGGTTAGAGGTGATCCCGTTCTCTTTAGCGAAGATACCTTCCATCACAGTGAACAGGTGCATTGACTCATGTAGGAACGTTGAAACGTCAGAAGCTTCTGATAACTCTATTGTGTGTTCACCATTGAGTGCGGTGAAGAGTCCTCTTGGTATGTCGTCTGTGCCTTCTTGCTTCAGTACTTGTACTTGACGTTTCTCTTCATTGACTGCTTCTACTGTTACAGTTGAGTCATCCCATATAACGTAGTTGTGTGTCGTACCATCGCCTACATCTGCGTCGTCTATCTTATCAACCCATTGAACTGAGTCAGCGTGGTCATCCATCTTCAACATACTCACAGCATTGTCTCTACCATAACTACCGATGTACGCTGCTGCTAGTTTCTCAGGGTCTGTCTCTTTGCCGACATTAATCTTCTTACCTTTGTAGGTAACATTGTTGCCTTTCTGCCTACTGGTGTCATCTAGGAACCTGAGACCTTTGATGCCGATAGAGTCGAGGTACATAGATGCAAGTTGGTCAGGTTGTATTGCCTGCTTCATCTCAATGGGTTGCACAGGGAGTACTGCTTCTTCGGCTGCTTTTGTAACTAGCTTATATAGTTCAGCACCTGTAAGCTCACCCCATTCCGAGTTGATGCCTTCTAAATATCCATCAAGTACACGCTTTCGTTCGAGTCGATTTTTAAGTTTACCGAGAGCTTTTTGGATGTCGGGAGGTTGTTGATCAAGAGTTTTATCATGATCGAGTAATGTTGAGTCTTCAGGGATGTCTACTTCATAAAGCTGACCTTCAAGTTTTTCTTCACTTATTCTTTCGACAAGATTTTGAGCAAGTGCTTTGTCAGAATCCGAACCATACTTGTTGACTTCTTTCAGGAAAAGGTCAAGACCTTCAGTGACACCCAGACTGTGTGTAACGTCATTGAATTCAAAGTTATCTGCCAATTCAAGTTCAGCTTGAGTCATGGCACCAGCTTCCGTCGCATCCCATATATCTTCGTAGGGTTTACCGTCGATGACAATCTTGTCGCCACCTCTACGTTGGGTTACTGCGTCACGATACCATTCAGCGATACCCTTGTTACCTGCGAAGTATAGACCCCAACCAAACGCCTGAGCACCTTCACCAGTGCCCATCGCATCGAGACTGAACTCGTCAAATTTATGTGGTGTACCATGATAAGCTGACTGTTCTAATGTCTTAGGCAACATCGCGTCAATGTCACCCTGCACTTTAGTCAAGTGTTGCTCGACTGCTTGGTTTTCCGCGAGGGAACGCTCGACACCGGTTGACTCGATCTCGTCAGCTAATGTGCTGATGGAATCTGCATCACTGGTGCTAAGGGCTTTACCTGCTTTACGTATACAATTACTAAGCGACATTAATTCACCAGGGTTAGGAATGCTCGTGCTACAAGCATAATCACTTCATCGTCATCTTGCAAGAAGCCATCATCACGTGGGCCACCTTCGGGATCATAGATGTCTTCTACCGGTGTCCCTGTGGGACGGTAGTATTTCGACTTCCGATAGTTGCTACCGAAGTACTTACTCTTAAAGTAGTTGTTAGCTGGCATCCGTGGTCACTACTGTACGTTGACCGTCGTCGTCTACTGTAGCTGTTATACGATCTTTACTGTCTGAGGCATCTCTTATGGTGACTGTAGTTCCATCTACTAACAGTTTACCTGCGGCTTCTGCTCTGACTAATCGCATAGCTTCAGTCCATGTTTCACTACCTTCAACAACATCAGTCGCTGGGTTAAAGGTAGAAGCACCTGCTGCTGCGGTTAACTCTGCTGCTTGTGGTGCGGTCAATCCGCTACCTGCTGTTACCACGTACACTACGTTCTGCCAATTAACGTCAATACCAAAACCAGATGTAGTAGGTTCTAGGACAGGATACACACCGTCATCCTTGTATATTCGTGCCGTATCTGTTTGTCTCTTGGAGGATGTCGTTTCGTTATCCAAGAATATATCGGCTATGGCTGTTATATTCTTATAATTGCCAGCATCAGGAGCCTCAAAAGCACCAAACGCAGCTTCTATACCTGCCGTCGTCGTTAATGTATAACAATAGAAAGCAAACATTTCCGGTGCTGTATAGTTAGAATTTAATATTAAGTTAAATTGACTACTGGCTGCTGTGTAACTGAACTTAGAAACTGCTGAACCATCTATACCATTAGTAGCATACACTGGATCTACTGATATAAAGTTATCACCATCTGCCACAATACCTGATGTAGTTGCAGCCACGATTGTCTGCCCTAGTTCAAAGGTAGTTCCTGCGTTAGTATGAGCAAATCTTATTCTTACATTATCCCCGTCAGAGGCATAGGCAGCATCTCCGTCAGTATAGGTGTTAGTATAGCTCGCCCCTGCTGGATCACCAGAGTATATAAGGGTGGATGTAGTTACGTTATATATCTGTAACTCAGTGTCACCCCCTACATCATCTGGTAGGTTAGTGATACTAATTTGAGCAGTGATTGGTGTTGTGTAGAAACCAGAACCAAAATCCTCGTCTTCTTGCTGCTGTAGGAAATCGGGATGATAATCACTACTTTCTTCGAAGTAGAAACCATGTTTCTCTGTGCTGTCTTCCGTATTCTCTACAAATTGAAAGTTAGACGAGTATGAACCCCCACTCTCCGTAACAGGACAGGGTAAGTCAAAAGCTCTCAGTGAGCTTCCGTATAGGTCTGCTGCGGTTGGATCTGCGTGGGTATCAAACAACCATTGTGCCAAAAACTCTTCTGGGCTTTTTGAGTTGCTTGTCTCTGTTACTTTGAATGAGAATGTATAACCTGTTTGTTCTTCGACCGGAGCGCCCTGCTGATTTGTAACAACTGGTGTAAACGACTGTGTTCCACTTGCTGTACCTGTAGCCGTGTTCGTCAGTACGATGGTGTATTCATACGGCTCTAATGCGCTGATACCAAAACTTGACAATACATTGTTTCGAGCTTGATAATAGTCAATAGTAAACGTTCTAAATACCAAGTGTCCTTCGTAATTATAATCAAGTGTAGCATCACCATTGGTGTCAGAAAAATACTGAATTACTTGATCAACTACACCATTTACGAGCGTTACGTCATTAACTGTTCCGCCTTCTGACTGTACATACCGGACCTTAGTAGTCCCGCTAATCGCGCCTACAGATTTAACACTATAGAATCTATGAGTGTCGTTACCGGTGGTAGCATGTTCCCATGTCATACCCGCGCCTTTCCAGAAGGTGACGCTGCCACTATCTAACTGTGAGGCTGTAGTACCATCGGACGTAAAGTCAAACCTATCTGGTCCCACTGCAACGATTGGGAACTCAGTATTATCTAAAGCACTCTCAGCTATCCATGCGTCGATCAAAGCGCTATATACATTAACACCTTGCTGATTGTCTGCTAAGTAACCTAGACGAGCAGCCCTTGCCCAATGTACCTGTCCCGCTGATGGTGATGTCGTTGCCGCCCAAGTCAATCCATGCCCTGAGTTATAAACTGGATCTACCACCAGAGTTATAGCGACCGTTACGCTAGAAGCCCCTAACACAACACCTGTTTGTCTTTGCTGTAGATAGCCTGCCTTCATGACAGTTATATCGTAAGTCCCAGCAGTAGATGTTGTTTCGCTCTGGCTTGTACCTGAAGCCTCTACGGTCTGTGTTCCTGTATCAAATATCTTAATGTCGCTAGATGCTATATTAGATGTCACTTCTAGCTGCACAGTAGGTGCGACTACTGTAATAGTTCCTCCACCACTAGCATTTAGTTTTCCCGATGCTATTGACCCATTTGCTGTTACGGTTAGTGTCCCTGTTCCTGTATATTCAATATAATACGTATTAGTGGTTTCAAACGTGAATTGTGTTACGTCTAGCACCGCCGCGCCAGCAACATTTATTCTTATAGCCGTTTGATTTCCGCCAAGCAAAAGATTTGTAATATTCGCATCACCACCACTATCTAAATCAATCGCATGTGCTGTTGCGTTTTTAATTGTGCAGTTTGCTAATGTTGGAGAATTTGCTTGTATTGAACCGCAGGAATCGAACAGATGTCCATTGTACGTATGACCATCGACTATAATTGTTTCGCCACCTGAGTTTTTAGTTACACAAGAAACATAACCAATTGAAGCTGAAGTAGAGCCGATTGATCGCCAGTATGTCGGGCTTTCGGTTATCCAACTACAAAGCTCATAAGTCACTACATCAGAAGCAGAAGCATTACCCTCAAATCCTATGTCATTATCATTTATATGTGCGCGACCATAATCAGTTGCAAAATCGGTTTGCTTTGTGAATTCCCAAACTTTTAGAGTTTCTGAGAAATGTGTTTCTGTTGAGCCGTCACCAACCCCCCAAGCAAAAAAGCACAAGTGTATATTATCTGTTGGAGAGTTGTTTAGTAGGGTGTCGTTTGTATCTATATTCGCTGTTACATCAGTAAAGTCGCCTTTATCACTACCTGTACCGTTAATAACTACAAAAGGATCAACATAACCAAATGCGTCTATCTGGACTAGAGAGTAACCCGTATCGAAATTAGCCGCTGAACCAACATGCGTTACATCTGACGGGTCAAAAGTGCCACTGTATAAATGTGAACCGGTAGACCTGTTCAAGTTTACTACTGCGCAATCATACGCGCTGATAGGGTTATTCCCACCGTTAACAGAATATGCGGCTTCTTCAGTGCCTAGTGAGCCAGAGTTACAATAGAACATCAACCCAGTGTCTTTTGTTATAGAGCTTACCCTGTCTGTATGGTAGTAGTGAAAAAACGCTAGTCTATTTGCAACAGTGAAGTCTGTAGCAGTTACCGCGTATACTCCCCCCATCAAAGCCGATGCAGATATTGAGCCCGAAGGATCGTATGTACCACTACCTGTACCGTTTACACCCGTTGTATACCCATTCCCACGTGTTGTTGCTGATATTGGCGTTGAACTTGGTAGAACAATGGACGGCGTAACACCACCAAGACCAGTATCGCACGTTGTTAATACTGTTATTCCGCCAGTTACACTTGGTACTGCCATTAGTCTACCTGCTCCAATGTTAAGAGTAGTTTTATCGGAGCTGAATCAGGCTTAATATAATAAGCGACAGGATAACTTCTTTTTCCTTCCTGCCCGTCTTCTACTGTTGATATTTCATAAACATGAATACCTACTCGTCCGTCGGGATCACCATGCGAAGTACTATCCCCAGGCACTTCGATAACAGGCTGTAAAATATTTTCATACCAATGATATATATTATACTTTTCAATTGTCTCAATCGCTGAACCATCTTCTCTTAACTCCGCTTCGTTCCACGTAAGTTGATCGGCAGCTGATACAGCAACACTCAGCATCATTAAAAACACAAACTTAATCATACTATCCTCGCATCCATTGATTCTATCCTACCACGATCATCACGTGTGATGCTGAAATGGTAGTCGTTACGTGAAGTCAATCTCTCAACTGCTTCCAATATTGGTGAGGTATCGACCTTGATCTGGTTGTTATTATGACTGTGATGTACCGATTCTACAAGAGGTTGTACTTTGACCGATACCTCTGTGTTGATTTTCGTGATGAGCTGTTGAATGGCACCCAGTACTTCTGAGTTATCTACCGGCGCAGGTATCATCTGTGAAAGCTGCTCAACGAGCCCTGCAATCACAAGGGTCTGAGGTTCGATCTCAAGAGTTGCACCAGATGCCTGTAATTCTTGTAACTCTGCTTGCGATATCGTATCACCCATTTACACAGTCTCTCAGTTTAGTAACCATATCTTTCTGCTTTAATTTACGATCATACAGTATTTGAGTTTTTTCTCGAACTTTTCCTTTCTGACCTGTCTCTTTCACCGTGACACTTCGTTCTGTAACAGCATCACCGAAGTCATGTTTCGCAGGATCTAGCTTATTTATGGTAAGGTTCAACTTGTCGGATACCTCTTTAACACCCATCCCCAATTCTTTGGCTTTGGTCACCACGTAGGATTCGATGACTGCGGCTGCATGTTTGGCATTGTTCTTATTCAAACGACCCGTAGCGACTAACTGACCCACAACCTCATCGGTCATCTGATCCGCTTCTGTCTTCATCTCAGCATTCTCTGCTGCATCACGCATCAGATTATCTACCGTGGTCATACCGCCCGAGGCAACTTCTGCTTGGGTCTGTGTGTCATCAGACATACGCATGTGAGGTCTAACAGCAGCAAGCAACTCAGGGTTACTCACGACCTCGCTACCAAGCTGATCGACTGTCATGACGACATCACTGCCCACCACATCCAACTGCTCTTGTACGAACGCAGGGATCTCTCCCTCGAAGTCTTGGAAAGCTTCAGGTGATATCTTGAATTCTGCACTACTTGGTAGTTCATCGACAAATCGCTTGAGTGCCTTCTGGTCACGTTTAGGTAACTTACCCTTCTGCAGTAAAGTTACCAAACCATCGATATGTTCCTGCTCGGCCTGAGTCTTGTTCTCCACACGAGCCTGTTCAGCCTGTGCGTCATTGACCCCTCGACCTTTGTAACTGGGGATGAGTGCCCTGACAATAGCACCTGTGATACCACCGACTTTAGCTTCCTGTACGATGCCTTTGGTGAAGTCTGCATCAGGGTTCGTGGACATGTACTCGATCATACTATGACCAAGATTCTCAAGTACCTCAGTAACCGCTTCATACCCACCACCGATTGCGACATCAGTCAGCTTCTGTGCGATTCTGTTTTTGAATTGTGTAGGTACTCGATTCAGAAGTTTCTCTAAACCAAATCTTTCGATGATGGCAAGACCACCAGACGAGATCAAGGCAACATCTGATACCACGGTGCGCTCTGCCCCTGACTTAATCTGACGTTGTTCTTGCTGCGATACGTTCTGCGCAAACAACGAGGGGAACGCTGCTTGTGGTGCCAGTAACATCGCACCTATCTGTGCCGTAACCTGACCAAGCGCACCAGCTACTTGTACACTGGTTCCGTTTCCTGTTGGTTTAATACTATCTGCTATTCCTTTTAACTCAGTCTCCTCCATGCGTAGAAGTTTCGAAGGTGTGAAGTCCTCTACGAATCCTAAGTCAACTGAGTTGATCGCATCGGCCCACTCATCTGGGAGTGCTTTATCCAGTAATCGCGTACCCGCTTCAATACCCGCTGCGGTACCACCCACGATCATCTGTGGAAAGGAGATCAACCCTCCACCGAAAGCCTTGACATGATCTTCAATCTGAGTTAGTACTTCAATATCATCATGTGCTACGTCTGAGTTCTGCCTTGATGCTAAGAAGTTTGCGAGTGCTGGGTTCTTTGATGGATTGATACTACTGAGCTGTTTCTGCTTTTTGCGATTCTCAATATCCTTCTCAGCAAAATCTACAGGCACCCCTGTCTCTTCTGAGTCACCGTATATTTGAGACATTATGTCAGGGTTCTTATCCATAGACTCTGACAGCGTATGCCTAGTGCCCTCATCTAAGAACCGGACAGGATCTACTTCAGGCTCTTGTGCTACCTGCGGTTCCTGTGACCGAAGATCAGCTTCATAGGCAGCAAACGCATCGTCATCATTGCTAGATGATATTGGTGTCGTCGCAACGGGTTCCTCGAAGACACTATCAGCACGAAGCTTAGCTTCGTACGCGGCGAAAGCATCATCTAAATTACTGTTGCTGTTGCTTTCTTTTGAAGTCTCTGATTTTTCTATATCCATCGATCATGTCCTGTTGTGTAGGCGTCCTGTTATTTACTTCGAGGTATTTCGTACCTATCCTATCGTACTTCTCAGTATCATTATCACGGATCGAGTTGAAAACTAAACCTTTATCATCATCATTCAATTCTTCATAACGATCAATGCCTAAGTTAATACCTTGTATGATCATCTCAGGGTCTCGTGAGAACCCCAATACTTCACCAAGGACAACATGTACGTTACCAAGTGTTGCACCCGCTGGGTTTTCAATGGTGTCTGCTATGACAACGTTTTGTCGAGGCACTGTCATCTTGATCCAATTATCCTCTGCTGTGTAGGTGTCGCTTAAAGGACTGTCTCCCCACCGGCTACGGGATACCTCAGTCACCTGCCTAGTGATCTCATCATCCATCGCCGTTTGATCTGGTGCTTTGTTGTATGTTTCGAAATAGCTCTCATTCCATTTGTCGACTTTATCTCTAACCAACAGACTTACTACGCTGTCTTTCACACCCGCAGTTGCTAAGATATTATCCACACGTTGGATGAGGGTGAACTCGGACGCATACTCTTCAGGTATTATCCCCTCGTTCGATAACTTAGACCATCGATCCATGTCTTTGGCGGATAACTTATCGACGTTCGCCGTATAGTATTCTCTTAATTCAATGTATTTAGATTTGTCTTTCGAACCTTCCGCGTTCAACTTATACAGGTGGTCTATGACTTTCCGGTTAGAAGCAGACCTTGGTGTCGAGGCTGCTGATGCCGCTCGCATTAAATCTTTCTGATACTTATCATCTAGGTTAAGAAACTCTGTATTACCCTTGTCAAGTAGGTCTGGTAGAGTAAACCCCTCATCTCCCGTGATAACTTTCATGTACCAATCTTGATGTAAAGCTTCATCGTCAACGATTTTAACTTGCTTCTGTAGAGCGTTGTTCTGTCCGACTAACTGTTGGACTAACTGTCGCTGTTTACCTTCGTAGTCTCTAAACTTAGAATTCTGTTCGCTGATTGAGAGACCGTCAAAACTATCGGCAATTTTCTGTGCTTCTGCAAGTTGCGTCTGATTCTCAAGCGAACGTAGCTTCTTCGCGATAATATCACTAGGGACATTCTTCTGCACCAGATCACTTTCCAAGGCAGCTTTCTGGTCTTCTATATCTTGCTTATTGACATACCCGATAGCAGCGTCTGCTGTGAAAGCTCTCTCCATATTACCCATTTCCTCAGCACTGTAATATCCACTGTCTCTTGAGCTTGCGAGTAAATCTTTTGCGTCCTGAATAGCACGTATACTTTCCGTTTCGTCATCACCAAGGATAACTTCACGTAAACCATTGAACCTTGAGTTTACATTGGCACGTTGTACGTCTGTCTCAACTGCGAATGCTTTATCTTTGATTCGCTCCTGTCCTGCAACGATACGTGGTCGGCTGTCCAACATGAAAGCAGTACGGAGGCTTGTGTCACTGATGCCCTCTGCTATCTCAGCCATGCCCTCATCCATGCTGGTGGAGTATCGCTCATCGAAAGTGGCATAGTCTTTGTCATCTTCATCGAAAGCATTATCTTGCTGGTGCTTCAGGATGGAAAATTTACTGGCGGCATCGGCCAACTGGTACCGGTCACGAGTATCCTTGACTTCGGTGATCCCAGCGGCGACTTCTCGACCAAGAGATGCTGCACCACGAGCGTCTACCGTTGCGATACTGGTACGTGTATTAACTGTACGTCGTTCTAGACTAGGTATTGTTGGCATTTTAAGATACACCTGCAAATCGATTAAAGTTCAGGTTCGATCCTGATGTGTTGGTTACGGCTCCACCGCCTACGCCCTCTGCTGGTGTTGGTGTACCTGCTCCACCCGCCATCGCCTTACCTCCCTCTACCACTAATGATGTGATGAGTTTAGCAGTACCCAGTCTTTTGGCTTGTTTACCTTCAAACTCTTTCATCTTCGCTTGTAGTTTCAGTGAGGATGATTCGGTCTTACCCGCGAACAGTTCAGATAGTACGTTGTAGTCTGTAGTGGATTTGAGATCCGCGACAATATCCGAGTCGACAACTCCACCACTTGCAGCCATAACTGCGATAGCATTGGATTGTACCTTCTCACCCTGCTTACGTTGTTCGTATGCTTGATTAGTCCCTGCTGCCTCTCGTGCGATAGCTGCTCGTCTGAGTTGCTGGGCTTCTACATCTTTGGCTTTCTTGATTTGTCTACCTTCGACATACCCGAAACCTTTACTTACGACATCTGCCATTTGAATACCCCATCATCTAACTGATCGAAGCCTACATGCTTTAAAAAATTCACGGAATTCTTTTCATCCTCATCTGCGTATGCGTATATCGGACTATTATAACTATCCAATATAATCTTTATTTGTCTAGCTGTCCTAACTATCGTCTTCGGATACTTTCGCAAATCATCTCTCATGGTACTGAATGCTTGTAGTGGATTGGTATGTATAACACCTGCTACACCCACCGGTACACCATCGAGTTCTACGGCCAACCCTCTAACTGACTCAGGGAATGGTTCATCATAGAACTCAATTATATCACTTTTCCGAAGTGCTCTTATGTTGGGATTCTTTGATTCCATATACTAAAGCCTTGATAGTCGCTGGTGCTGTTGCCCGCAAGTGGACCCTTGAATTAGTACCATAAGAGCCATCGAAAGGGAACGAGTCTTGGTCGTACTCAGTACCCGTTGCTCCTTCTATTGGTCTTAGATTACCAGAGTCCGGTCCTACGCTCAAACCTGCACCATATAAATTGCTCGCTAGTATCGCAATGTCAGTGACTCGTGACCTTCTGGTAATGGGGCTGTATGGTAAATAGTTCGATAGTTTATTCGATGTATAATCCGCAGTGTATCTCAGTCCTACAGTCACATCTGAATATGCTGCGAGGGTCGTTATGCTCCCACTACTTACAACGAAATCACCTTGGTCAGCGCCACTTCCCCACACACCGACGGTCATACCTTCGAGGTGAGTCAGTCCTGTAATAGTGGTTGTGGTTGACGTATATCTCACATGGTTATCGTGAGGATTAGTCTCTGTGAACATACTCATCTTCTCTAATGCACGAGTGCCTGAGTGATTGACTACGAAATATACACGATCTTCTCCCGTTTCCGGTAAGGTGATTACATCTTCAATTAAGCCGGCGCTTTCCATCCTTGACCAACCACCGACCTCTTCTGCTTTGTCATGTAAGAACACACGAGCCGTACCGTCTTCCAATACAACAAAGATGCGGGTCTCAGGTTGTCTGACGATAGCAATACGTTTGATACCTGCTGTGGCGATCTCAGGGTGCATAGTCATCATGTCTTCAGCAGCATGAGCGTCATTGTTACTATCGTAGAATAAACGAATTAATTTCGATGTAACATGGTGGACAAAATAGATCGACTGTCCTGCCTTGGCATAACCCACAGGTGCTGAGCCCTGACCACTATTATCTTTTATGTTTGCATTCAGATTGGTTAGTACTTCACCAAAAGAGCTTGACCGGACACTTAGATCTTCTGTTGGCATCCCAAGAATTAGCCGCGAGGTTGGGCATAACCAGTTGATCACATCTACTGGACCTATACCGATGGTCCGAGTGATAGGTGCGCTGGCACCTTCCACATCTGGGTCAAAAGAGTAGTAGGCATCTGATACTGACCCCCATACATTATTAGTCCCTGACCACCAGATTCTACCTTCATAGTTTGCTACTGCTGACGGATAGTTACCTGATCCCCATGACCCTCTGTACCAATCACGCGTGGCAATGGTTGCACCGAAACTTGTTAAGACTTGTACATCAACTACGGTAGCCGAAGTGTAAGCTGTTATTCGTGCCACACCCTCTATCGACCCTGATGAATACACCAAACCTAGTACAGCAGTTCCTGATGTATAGTCGCCGGTCTTAACATACAGACGGTAGTACATTGTCGCATTGTCCAGACCGTCGTCGTATGTCTTGCTGGTTGCTACGGTGTAGGTTTCTACATCTTCCCACAACTCATCATCTGCTGATCTCTGCAGTGTAACCGTAGCCACAAAAGTCCCACTGACTGTGATACTAAATATCCGTGAACCTGTGATACCTGTGACCTTGACTGATCCTGTGCCGTTGTCCTGTGCGCTAACACTCGCACTGACCTCTTGTCCTGCCGATGCTAACTTGAATATAGTACTGACATCCGTTGCCTTGAAATATGATTCCGAGGCAGTTAACGTGGTGTTACCACTGAGTGCTGCTGCCGTCAACGTCACATCTGATATATTGATAGAGTCATAGGGTCCGTCATTCGATCGATACTCAACGAACGACCAGGACTTCGTGCCTCTACGTTTAACCTGATACTGCTTATTACCTTCCGTTGCTAAAAATACAACATCAGCCGACTGGTGGTATCTTATCTTACTGATATCTGCTGTCGGTATTCCCGTCAACAGTACCATCTCACCTGTCGTTTCGAAGCTCACACTATCCACCAATGTTCGGATCGTAGTTGAATTCGATAAGGTGATAGTGGGGTTAGACGCTGGTGTAAATACGAAGGAATGTGTACCGACATCTAATGTGGTATCCAGTATGTCTGAACTTAACACCCCTGATGTACCTATTCTGATTCTCGCTGGTGCCTCTTTAATCTCTATTCGCAGACCATGCTCAACTACTGTAGTCGTGATCGTCTGATGCAAAACCGCTGATGTGGTACCTGCGCCCGTCATGCTCGCATACCCACCCGTCAACCATACCGACGAGGAACCTGCCCCATCAGCATTCGTCCACCCTGTAATATCGCTGGTGAAATCTGGATTGGTGATAGTGGAGGCAACGGTTGTGCGGGATACAATTGTATCATCGACAATTATTCGCAATTCATTATTACTGAATGCCAAGATAGCGGTGTCATCCACCTTCTTCACAAAAGGTATCGAGTAGGTTTCACCTGCTAAAATATCCTTGTGCTCCAAACCGTTACGGTAGGACATCGGTCCTAGTCGTTCAGGCCAGAAGTTGGTCATCAAGGAGGCTGAGTTTATTACTTTCTTAACGTCATCACGTGCGATAGAGTTGTCACTCACCTCACCCCGATTAAATTTGTTGTAGACGGCTGGCATCGACATTGGTTAAGGACTCCTTCTGTATCGGTTGCCTTGAAATCTCGAACTCACCCAGCTTCCTTCTGATATGATTCTCGGTGGTGCTTGCATTACATCTATATTCTTAGACTCAGCTTCTGCCTCTTTGAATATCAGACGGATCTCTTCGATCTCACGAGCTGTCTTACCAAACACTTTTAACCTGGATACATCACGCGCCATTGTTGCTGATACTAGTCTGGTAAAATGTACCGGCCAAGAAGCAGGGTCACTTAGGTATGCTCTACTGACAAACTGAATATACATCTCATTGTAGTCAGAGTAGATGTATGCACCTTCCTCTTTGTACTCCTTCAGAGGTACTTTCATGTACTCGTCAGCAAATACACCATCGATACGTTGCATGTTATCTGGTTTATCAAATACATTCTTCAAACCCCACTCAGGTTCAAGTGAAGGGTTGACTTGTACTTTTGCAGAGGTTACGGCCCAGTGCCATCCTGTATCCTCAAGTAATGACTCCACCAATCCTGACGATAAGGCTACATCGAGTTTGACTTTACGGATAGAATCATCGGTAACACTGTTGAGGTGGTCTTGCCCAAGAATCTGCAATGCACGATTGTATATCTTCAACCATGCCGCAGTGAGGGTTGACCCTTCATCACTCGAACGGGGGTTGGGTTCTTTCTGATTAGCAAGTTCAATAGCTTGTTTGAGTCGTGCGGTGAATGTAGCTTCGACACGCTCCATGTCATCGGGCGCAATACGAGGACATATCTCATTGGCAAGGTATGCCACGACCACGCGTTCAAAGGATTTATCCCATGAGGTTAATGCGTAGCTGTTGGTAATGTACCGGAGGTATATGGTGGCGTAGTTACACGCTAAATCACGATCTTCGATGATGAATCGACCAATGGGTTGATCAAGTTTCTCATCACTATAAGGCATGACCATACTGATGTAGTCAGTAGGCAATGTGAATACGTTATCGAATGCATGTACCGAGCTTGTCGAATATACATTTAGTAAACTGGTCTTACGTGCAAAATTAGGGTTGACCAGCTCAAGGCAGTAATCGACCCCATTTTCATATGCAGTATCTAAACGGTAACGGGCTTCTACGTCATCAGTGAGCGTAGTAAGTTCACGCTCCCCAACTAACAGTAACGCTTCATTGTAAAGTGATAGTTGGGTTGTTGCCATGACTTATCTCGCTAAAGTTTGTAGGTACTCATCCAATTGCTTCTGCGCTTCAGGCTTTGTAGCAATACCAGACTGAACTGGATCTGGGTGATCTTTACGCATGATACACCATTTATGGACACCGCGCTGTCTGATCTCATACTCACCGCTGTCTACTACTTCTGATGACTCAAAGATGTGGTGCTCAAGTACGTGTAGTCTGACATCATGCATGTTCACATAGGTTATGAATAATCGTGCCATGAAGCTGCAATCAGCATCTACAACTCGAATCTCACAACCCATCTGAAACTTTGTAGCGACATTGACCCATAGAGCTGGATCTGTTAACTCTTCTTTACTCATTTGTTTAGGTACTACAGCACCGTAAACAAGATAATTAGTACCGAACACTTGAACGTCTGAGCGCTTTAATGGTTGGTTTTCCACTGGTAATTCTCCAAAAAGAGCCGCAAGTCCTTGCGACTAAAGGTAAAAAAGGTACCCCCGCTAAGAGGCACCTTTTCCGTGGATACTATTAATCGGTATCAGTTATAGTTAATGCTGTGCCGTCAGATAAGTCGGCTGCACCACCTGCTGCTACAGATACAACAACGTAGCGATGGGCTACTGTTGCACCGGCTGAATCGATTTGATCTACGATATCACCAACAGACATACCTAAGTCTGAGCCGTTAGTGATGTAACCCGTGACACGTACTGCTGTCGCGGCATCAGCGCTATCATAAATCCACATGCTACCACCAGCTTTACCCACAAGTTGTGAGATAAGAGCAGGAGGGTTAGTCGTTGCATAAGCCATAAGTCATTTTCCCTTAAGAAAGTGCAGAATCATCATGGAGCATTTTAACTACACCACTGTTCTGTAAAAGTTTAGAACCCATGAACTCAGTACAACGAGCCCATGACTTATCATTCTTCTCATCGTAACCGACAAGCGTCTGAGTGCCTTCACTGTTCATCGCATGACCAATAGCCTTACGTGAATACATGAAACATGTTGCAGAAGAAGTACCTACACCAGCTAACGATGCGTCAACAATCCAATTAACACCGTACCAGTTGAATGCACGAGACTTACTCACACCTTCGAAGGGTTTAGTATTAATATAATCTGCTGAAGTGAACTGATTAAGACCCATCAAATACCCGTAAAATGCGGGTGTGATAGCTGCGAATACTTCGTCATCTTGGTCTGCAAAAGCATTACCAAGCTTGGTCTTCGCTGTCGTAACAAGTAACAACGTTGCTACTGCTGCCGAACCCCAAGTAACTGTCGCTGCTGCAAGTGCATCGTGGATGTCTGTGTCGATCTGACGATTGATAACGGACATACAAGTTTCTTGCATGATTCGACGACCATCACCTTGAGAGGCGAAGATGTTGAACTTAGTACGCTCAGGAACATCATGCCATTCTTTCAAAGTACATGTGTTCTGGTTTAAGTTATCAGCACGAGTTGGGATATCACCGTTAAGACCACGAGTTACCGCAGTGGCACCACCTGAATCTGCAACTAGAAATACCGCTTCATTACCTGAAATTTGTGCTTCTGTAGTCACTGACTTACGCAGTAACGACTCACGTTTTTCGAAACCTTTAATGTGCTCGGCTCGATACATGGTTTGAAAAGCTGATTGGGACATAATGTCCTCCTCAATGATTATGTTAAAAAGATAAATGATTCACTAAGTTTGAGTTAGCTTTCAGTCACTTCTGCGGGTTAGCCTACGTGTAGGGGCCGCTCGTTAACATCGAGGGTCAATGGTTAGTGCTTTAAACTTACCACATGATTAATCAACTATCAACCATGTAGCGAAAGGTGCGCATGAATCTACCGTCCAAGGGTGCCTACCGACTTCACGATCGATGTAGAGATATGGTAGATCCATCATCGAATATTCATCTGGAAACTGAGCGCGTACCACTGCGGTATCACCCTCAATACGCATACCCTTTCCCTCTTCGATCACTGCTGCCAGTGCTATGGCGAACGATAGAGGTCGCTTCTTCGCGTTAATCTCGTCACCGATATCTTGCATCAAATATGTGATACCGGTTTGTGTGACATCATTAGACATCCGAGTGGTACCGGACGCTTTATGCGTCACACGTACCGTACCTTTGTCGTTGAAAGTCTCTACGTCGAAGTCATCATACTTCACTTAGACAACCTTTCTCTCGCATCGTAGAGGTTCAGTAGCTCCTTTTGTGATGCACTGTCCTTATGCCATCCGTCACCGCTCATCTTACCTTCAAGCTCAGCGATACGACCTGTGACTGCTTGTGTTGGGTTACCGGTACCAGCAGGTACAACCGTAGCTGCAGGGTTGATTGCACGAGCTGCTTCAGCAAAGAAGTTCATCATCTCAGGTGAGTTGAATACTGCAGTGCCGTCTGCTAATCGAGCGCTGGCGAAATCATCACGGACTGATTCAGGCAGGCTACCGAGTACACCTTGCACCAGACCCACATTCATTTCGTAATCTTGACCCCAGTTATCACGGAGCATTGCGTTAGAGTTTTGTACATCTAAACCATCTTGCTTGGTGAGCATTTGACTCTCTAACTCACGCCCTTTCAACATAGCATTGGTCATCTGACTAACCGCTTCGTTGCTCACGTTGTTCTGGTGGGCTACATCGTACACGCCCTTCATGATACCTTCGTCCATCTCACCAAGGACTAAACCTTCATCGAGAGACAACGCGTAGTCAGCAGCAGTAGCGGGTACATTGTTTGCTTCGCGGTATGCAGTTAATTGTTCATCAGTAGGGTTGTCGGGTAGACCATTGCTAGTCTCACCCGCGCGAATCTTTTCTTGTGCATTGAAATATGCTTCAGACAGTTTACCGACATCCGTGAACCGCTTGAGTTGGTTCATCTTCTTTTCGTCGCCACCCGCCATTGCATCACGCCAATCAACTTCGGCTGCTGGTGCTGGATCGGCTGCTGGTGCTGGATCGGCTGCTGGTGCTGGATCGGCTGCTGGTGCTGGATCGGCTGCTGGTGCTGGATCGGCTGCTGCGCTAATTACGGTGTCTACTGGTGCTGCGCCACCTGATAGATCACCGTCGCCTGCTTCATTCATTAGAAAGTGTTTCATCTAGTTTCCCCACGGGTATATTTAAGTATTTTAGTATTTGCTGACCTACGAACGCTCGTCCATTGAGCAACGCTGTTTGGTCAAATGAATCTGGTATATATAATAAATCTTGTGCTCGTGCAAATTTATTCACAATAACATGCAGTGCAAGTTTCTGCTGATACTCTGTCGCGGTCCCTTTATTGAGATCCTGCAACGCAACAACCTCTTGCTTTGTTAATTTATCTACTTTGAGAGACTGAGGTACATCGCTCATGGAACTGTCTGCCAATCGTCTGATAACATATCAGTTTGTGAAGCCAACCACCCACACAACATCGCACGACGGCCTGAGCTGTCAGTGGTGTACATATCTATGTGGGGAAGTATCTGTATTTCTTCGACTAGACCTGCTTTACTGTACGGAGTGCCAGCCACGGGTTTGATGTTTTCTGAACCAGGGACTAATATTAACCACATTCCCTTACCGTTCCATCCCTGACGAGCTACCTTATCACCATTCTTTAACTTATCGATAGCCCAACCAAAACCTCTACTTTCAATCTCGGTATCCAATTCAGGTGTAACCATCGATTCTAGCTTCTCTCTCATTCGAGCAAGAGCCTGTGGCTTACCACCTTCTTCATATTCATCGAAAACATGGTTCCCTGACTCAGTGTCATCCATTCGAATTTTATAATTACCCACGATAGCATCGTACTGTTCTCTTACTTTCACTCTCATATTATCCTCCACGGATTATAATTATAATGGCTTCGCGGTCCTTGAGGATGGCTAAGCCTACAGGTTGACACGCTTTCACGTACACTGCACGAGACTAATCACCTCCTATTAGAAAGCTTTCGTCTAAGTCGGGTACTCCCCGACCTAGGGAGTCTTTACATATCCATTGTACATACTGTATCTCGTTGGTTTAACGACTCAGGTGGTCCCCACTGTTCTTCAACTTTGAATGCAAGTTCATCCATCGAAGAATATGGTTTTACCAAAATATCACCACCACAGATCAGGTCTTTAGAGAACGAAGTGTGTGGTTTGTATGATGTCTCGTATTTCTTCTCACCGAACAAAGCATGAAGCTGTACATATATTTTACGTGCCTCATCTACTGAGTGTGCCTTACCATTGATCACGACTTCTATCATTGCACTTGCTCCTGTGCTGCTTGCGCCTGCTGCTGTGCTCTTTGCTGTGCTACTTGTTTAGGATCGTTCAGCCAGAACTCAGGAGCCCCTGTGCCCTTCACTGCTGTACGTAATGCTTCATCTAGGTTCACGTTTGCTGTGGCTGTAGGATCAAACTGTACGGTCTCAGCAAGTAACTGTGCTGTCTGGTGGAACTGGTTAACCTTCTTCTCTTCAGCACTGGATGTCAATGGTGATTCGAATTGGTACTCGACCTCTGCACCACGTAAAGACTGTGGTACGTCGTGAGGTGAACCGAAAAGGTTATTCTTCATCATAAGATCGAATGTGATCTCGCATACTTGACCGTTGTACTCAGACTCAACTGGCATAAATAGTGGCAACGCCTCGCGTCGATACTGCTTCATGCGTTCGATGGTCTCAGTCGCAGTCATCTCGTGATCACCCTGCGGTAGCGTAATCTTATTCAGATAGAATGCGCTGGACAGGATGTTCTTAATCTCACTACGTAACTCAAGCCCAATAGGGAATCCCCCTTGGCTCTGGTACATAGGTCTTAGTGCTGCACCTAGCTTCTCGTCATAATCCTTGTCCACCCATGTAATACCATTGGGTGCCAAGTCAACGTCACCTCGTACTGCTTGAGATGTGGCTATAATCGGTGGTCGTGCGTACCGCTCACCCGCCTCAAGTAGTGTGTGAGTCATCGCCTGTAAACACCGCGCATCAGGTAGACCTGCTACCGTCGCTGGACTGTACGCGTAGGGTTGACCCGCGATGGTTTGAAATCGTGGTACAACATAGTATTTGTTTGTAAGAGGTTGAACCTCAATGACGTGCTCATTCACCATGTCAATGTAAATGCTGACGTAGGGGTGCTGCTTCATTGATTCATCACCGTACACTTCTGATGATAAGACAATGTGTCTTACATCAACTTCAGAGTAGGGTTCTTTGATACACGCCTCTATAACTTTCGGATGCACCTTGTTACCAAAAATAGTCTTGAGGTCAATGTTAGTAGGCTTCCATCTGCGGGTTATGTCACCCACCTCACCTGTCTCGTCCTCACGCCATGCGACATCGCGCAGGTGCCAGTTACGATATAGTAGGCCATTACGTTTACGGTTCATCTCGATTGAGATGACACATTGACCGAAAGTAGCGAAGTCATGATCACCCTGTTTAACAGCACGATTGAACCCCGCACTACGTTGATACATTGACTTACGTTGTACTTGGGTTGCCCACTCTAACCATGCGGTACCTTCCCGATCATGACTAGCTTCTTGTGTGGATATCTTGAACCAATGACCATCACGTAACATGGCATTGAATGCGTTACCAAGGTCACGACGTACAATGACAGGGTATGAGTCCACCAAGTTATCAGCGAACTCCTGGCCTACGTTACGTGTTGTTGTGAAGTCAGCTCGTTCAGGATAGAAATGGTCAGCCAACGTTTGATACAACGTCAGCATCGGATATTGGAACTTAAAGAGCTGGTTGCTGAGCGCCGCAAGCTCTGTGAAGGATTTAGCCAAGTTTCGATCCCTCCGTTAAAATAGTACCGGCTCTACCACCTGATCTACGCTTAGCGGCCTTACGTCGATTCGCAGTTTTAATTGCATCGTCGTCGGCTACGGGCGCACCCTCTGGCTCATCTGGTAGGTCAGGTGTGTCAGGCATGAGTTTATTTTTAATGTAATTCGATTTACCAAGTGTTGCCACGCTGGCTACATCTTTAGTTGCTCTTTCAATTTCCTTACCCATCTAATTTCTCCGGTCAAATCTGGCTGCTGATTGATTATAGGGTATTTTCTTAGGCGGTGTCCAATTACGTGTCTCTTGGCTCTCTGTAATACGTGGGAACATCTCAGTTACTGCCCACACCAACGCATCAGCTCTGTCAGGACTCTTCATCCCGTTGTACCCTGATACTGAGAACCCACACAGTTGATCCTCCAACTCAGTGAAGTAACCTACGTGTCTGATCTTCTGCTTCTCGTACAGCATCGCAACGGGCTCAGCTCGTATCACCTTGCCTCTGGATGCTGTGACATGTTTGTACGGTAGGTCAGGGTTGTTCGCCTGCAGCACAGCTCGCACCATGTCACCACCGAAGTTCTTCTCACCCACCACAATATCTGCTGCGTGACGGTGATAGGCATCGTTCGCTATCTTCGACCACTCCTCTGGTGAATGCCGTCCTGACAGATCCTCAAGTAGATAAGCAACACCGTTGGTGCCTAGTGCTGTCACCACCAGACCCACCTCATCAGACCGGAAGTCCTCTGGTCCTGAGCAACCACTTGGGTCAACTGCGATGACAATGCGAATGAACTCTGGTAGCTCCTCATTGAGCACTCGGTTGTTGGCGAGGACTTCCTCCGTCCACAATGCACCATCGGCATCATCAGCGAACCGACCTAGTAGGAATCGATTACGCGCCTTCTCAGGGAGTGCATCAAGCATGTTGATGTACTTAGGATCTAGGTTCTCACGGTTATCACCAGGGTTAATTAGATAGAATGTGTAGTCGAACTCGTGACGATGAGGACGCTTGGTATCAGGGTTGATCTTCTTGACAAAGAGTAGGTACGTCCAGTGGTTTTTGGATGGTGGGTTAAAGTCGTAGTACGCCTTGAGTGTCAGTGTCTTCGTCTTCTGTGCCAATCGTGTCAGTGCAATAATGACCGACGCGTAAGGTATTTGTGAGCACTCGTTGAAGTATAGTGTCGCGAACTCCATACCAAGGATCTTCTCTGTCCGGTCCTTATCATCGAGACCTGCGAACCAGATCTCGGAGCCGTTCGGGAGAGTCAGAAAGTTGTCCTGACCATTGTACTTACATAGCTCCCATAGGGCAGGCCATTTCAGCTTAAACACCTTGGGCAGCGTGTCACGGACAATAGATGAGATCAATGCATTAAGACGGAAACGAAATATAGCATGCCTTGAGTTAGGCTCCTTCAGCGCCCTAGCACATACCGCCATGACAAGCAAGAAAGTTTTTCCAGAGTTATGGTGCAGCAATCCGTTCGCGAAATACTGTTCGGTTGACGGTACGTTTAATGTATAGTAATCTTCCTTGGGGGTTCGAGTTACAGTCAAAACCTTATCAAGTACATAATTGTTTATAGGAGTATCAGAATATGCGGGATAAAAGAACTGGCCCGATTGGGATCGATCGTTACGACATGCTTCGTGCGATGATTGAGTCTCAGATGACAGCGCCTCAAATATCCGACGAACTGAACGTGAATTCCGAAACCGTGCGTAAATTTGCGCGGAAACGGGGTCTTCGGATAAAACAGCACAACCAACAGATGGAGAACCATCCTTCTTGGAAAGGTGGTCATACTCACGACCGATCAGGTTACATACTTCGTCGAGTGTCAAAGACTGGTCCGTTTGGATACCTGATTCGCGCAATAGCGAAGCGTGGCAAGCAGGGGACAGACCCAACAGGTTACGCACCTGTTCACCGGATAGTGATGCACGAAAGTCTTGATCGTCCGTTGAAGAAGGGGGAAGTCGTGGATCACATTGACGGTGATATCCAAAACAATGATCCATCCAACTTACGAGTGTTCGCGTCCAACGCTGAGCACCTTCGCGTAACCTTGAAAGGTAAGGTTCCGAACTGGACCGATGATGGTTTCGCTCGGATAACAGGGAGGCCAAAGGGGAGTTAAGACACAAAGAGTCGGCTCTCACCCAGTTGGTGCCTGACCAGAATCTATGGTCAGGTGTCACCTTGACACTGCGACCTTCTGTCGTCGTTATGTGTAATAGCTCTGTGGTGCCTTTCTTAAATGGCGGCTCCACCAATTGATAACCGTGGGTTGTGAGCACACGCACCTGCTTGTCAGGGTAAAGCGCCTGTTCAGCAACTGTCTGTGTGTGTCCATCCAACATCGTGTCACCTGAAAGACAACGTGCTCCACCACCGAGGGCGCAGTACATCGCATCGCTGGTGAGTGTTTGTAACGCCTTGCCTTGTGCCGCTGTGAGCTTGAACTCATCCTCGTCAGTGACGGTAGTGGGTGCGAAGAAGTCAGGTGGCGGTGCCGTGACCGGAAAGCTCGCTGGGATAGCGGGTTCTAGGAAGTTAGGCGCGGCTGTCATACCTTAGACAACTCACCATCGATGTACACCTGCACCGGATCGACTATCTCGATCTTATCAGCAGCGAATGCGTCTACGTCGGTGTGTTGACCAATCGTCTTCAATGCAACGTTAGCCGCTGCGTGGTTGCCCTTCTTA